AGACTTCCAATAAATAGCGCCTAAAGAATTATCTGTTCCAGTGGTAGAGTCATCCCGAATAAGATTTATATTGCCACCAGTAGAGGTAGATGTTTCGAGTGTATCTGCTAAAGCAGTGCCAGTTACGTCGATGCCTGTGGAGGTTGTGGCTAGTTTTTCTGAGTCGTCATAATACAGTCTAGCCGCTCCGTTATTATTGCCAACGAAGTACCTTTCTCCTGCGGTAGACTCCAATCGTACTTGACTATCGCCTTGTATTTTTAAAGTTCCTGTCCCTTGATCGCTAATGTAGCTATCAGACCCATCGTGATAAATCTGTAAGTCAGATCCAGCACCGAAGACCGCTTTCGCATTGTCGCCAAACTCAAGCGCGTTGGCAGAACTGTCCCAGACTGCGTTGTAGGAAGCGCCAGTAAACGTCACGTCTGCGCCAAGCGTGGTGTTACCACTAACATCCAATATGCCATTCAAATCAACAGTCGTAGTCGCAATTTGAACCTCAGTGTCAGCAACGATATCAAGCTGTCCGTCTGCGCTTGAATTGAGATAAATCGCGCTATCGCGGAACTGAACCTTGTCCGTTGTGGTAAGTTCGATGTTGGTTCCGCTTGATGTGTTGCCTGCGGTCAGCACTTCCGCCAGCGTATCGGTAACGCCGGGATCGACGAGCGCCAAAGCATCGACCACTGCCGCGCCAGAACCTGCACCATCCAGATAAACAACTACAGTCTTGCCGGTTGCAATCGTTACATTCGCACCAGAGCCTTGGCTAATGTTGATTGATTGAGAGCCTGTTGTGGCGTTCTCAATAAACATTACACGCGAAATAGTGTTAGGTGCTATGGTGAGTGTACGAGTGGCTGTTAATGTCGCTGAAGAGGTGACCTTGAAGTACATTGCACGAGCCGGGTCGGTGGCTCCGTCTGCAACGGTAGTGGTTGCATCTGCGTCGGTGGAGAAGCAATTCTGCGTGCCATAGCCCAGTGCCTCGCCGATGAGTTCGAGATTTGTATTAGTACTGGTTCCCCACGTACCGGCCTCATCACCCGTCGCAATTTCTTTTAGTCTAAGATCATTGACGTATGTCGCCATTTTATTTCCTCACGGTTGCTACGCAACTTCCTTCCAATTGGGAGATTGACTGTCATCTATTGTGTTCCAAGTCGGTGTTTGAGAATCGTCTATGTCCTGCCAGTTTCCATCCTGACCCGGAATAATTTCTTGCCAGATAAGAACAATGCCGACTTCTGCTGTAGCCTGTATGCCACCTACAGAAACAACAGAGCCAGCATCAACAGTTACAGATCCAACAGAAACGGTGGCTTCATTACCTGTAACAGAAACGGTCTGACCAAGCGCAACAAAGACCGTTCCAACTTGAGCCGTTGCCGCCTCACCTGTCGGGCTAACAACGCCTGTGCCGGTAACAGTTACGCTACCTACACTTGATGTTAAAGACTCACCAGTAACAGGGACATCTGCGTTGGCTTCTACTGTAACGGTGCCATCACTAGCTGTGGCGCTGTTGCCAGTTACAGATACATTGGCGATGACTGTGACCGTAACACTACCCGCCGATACGGTAGCCGCTTCGCCTGTAGGACTAACTACAGCGTCAGCGGTGACGGTGACATCGCCAACAGATACCGTTGCTAATTCGCCTGTAACGCTAACATTTGCATCGCCAGAGATGGTGACACTGCCAGCGCTTGCTGTTGCCGCTTCACCCGTTGGCGATACAACGGCTTCTCCAGTAACAGTTACAGACCCAACTGATGAAGTTGCGGATTCGCCTGTAACAGAAAAATTGGCGTCTGCCGAAACAACGACAGTGCCCACACTAACTGTGGCCGACTCCCCTGTTGGGAATACATTAGCCTCAGCTACAATAGTTACGGAGCCTACAGAGGCGGTTGCCCCCGGTACTGCAATACCTTGGCCCCAGCCTGCTTCGCCCCACCCTTGGGTAGAACTACTCCAACCCTCAAAGGCGACGACGACATCAGCCATGTTTTACTCCTTAAGCAATACGAATAATCGCGTTGCTTGCATCTGCTGTTGGGAACTGAATAGTAAAGTCACCCGCAGTAGAAGTCTTATCTCCTCCAAAGTCCAACACAAGAACAGCACGATCAGCAGAGCCTGCTGTAGTAGAGGAGTTGTATATTAATGCTCCCCTCGCCGTGATAGTTGCGCTGGAAAATGTGAGGTCTGCGAAGTCGGTCAAGGCAGTCGTGCCTGACGTGGTTGGCGTGACGTTTGTTAGCGTTCCACCACCCGCCGAATAACCTGTGCCGCTCACCTCGTTGGTGGTTGAGTACGCCGTAGTAGAAGCGCCCAGTGTTGCGGAGCTTGTGTACAACGCCAGCTTGAATGTGTTGCCGGTTCCAGTTGTGGTTGTAGTGCCACCGCCAGAGCCGTTGGTTAGGTTGTGTATCCCTTGCAGGATTTCCTGCTTAAAGGATGTGCATATAGCCTGAGTGATCGCCATTAGATTTTCCTCAAAATTGCCGCGACATCTTCATACCCATTGCGCTCTAGCTCAACAATGGTATTGGTTCTGCTACTCTTAATAGCCTCCTCCATGTAGGTTTTAATTACATGGCGGATGTTGTCCTTGTAAGCTTTCGCCTGCTGGACGATCTCTGGATGATTTTTGTCACCCACAGAAATAATTGTATCCGTTGCACGGTCAGCCCAGTGATCAACACCGAGGCCGCCGTTGTCACTTGTTACCACATTCACAGTGCCAGCCTGTGCCACACTTATCTCAAACATTAGCCCCTCGGCAATCTAACTGCGCCAGACCGATAGCTATCAGTCGTGCTGTATCCTTCGCCCAACGCTTTCAACTTACCAAGCGCATCTTCGTATCGCGTTGCATACAACTGCATAAGATCAGGGTCACCCTTAAGGAAGGTATACGCCTCAAGCAAACAGCCATACAATAGCGAGCTTTCTGCATTATCGCCTAGCCAGCTAGTACCGCTTGCCGCAGTAGTAATTGACTCTGGCTTGTAGAAATAGTGTAGCTCTACCGTAAACGTAGAGTTTGGTGTGGGGCCAAGGATGAACGAGGAGTCATCGAACAACGCATAATACTTAGGCACGCCCGTTGTTGTAGAGTCTGGGTACGCCTCTCGAATAAAGTTTACGTCCTTAAACATTAAGAACTCATACCCAGAGTTATCCACAGCTAGTGAATACGGCGCTAGGAAATCAGAGGGCGTAGACAGATACTGGTTACTTGCCGTCAATGTGCCTGTCTTATTAATGCGGAAATCAGGCAACTGCACCGACTTAAGGATGCGGTCTTCTGCCTGCGTAATAATCGTATCAAGGTTATTTACGAACGTGGTCTCGGTCGTTTGCAAATAATCCTGTATTGCTGACTTCAGCGTTGTTAATGTCCAAGCCATTAGGTCACCACCGTTACGCGGCCCACCTGAGCCTCAATGTCCAATCCAACTGTCTGACTGCCTAGCTCTGTAATGCCGCCTCCCACAGGGTTAAACGCAAACAGCTGACGACTTTCTGCTTGTGCGCGATCAGGACGCGGATTGCGTAGCGCTTGCGGGTCGTCTGTACGAACACGACCAAGTTGCAACTGAGGCTGATCTGGGTCAACGACATCTCTGCCCACCAACAATCCTGTAGGACGCTGATTAACAATCTGTGGAACTAAATCTTTCTTTGGGTATCTAAACCCAGTTAGATCGCAGAATCCAAATGCGTACTTGCCTTCAGCGTAACTCAAAACTGATAACCTCCGGGCACAACATACAGGGACGCCTTCTCCCGTGCAGAGTCTGCCGCAAGGTTCCACTGCTCATCATAATCTGCTTTCAACAGTGGCGCACGCTCTGATGCCGCTGGATATTTGATAGCTAACTTATAAGCCAGACCTGCCACAAAGCAGGGCAGGAATCTTGCTGGAAGATCCATGTTGTTAGACGCTGGCTTGCCAGAGTCCTCGATTCTTTCCATGTAGTAATAGCCAAATGTGTACGTCTCTTGGCTATCTGGCACAGGCCATAGGTTTACGGCGATGCCGTCTGGTGTCTGTTCCACGTAGAACTCTAGTGGCTTTGACTGTGTAAGCTTGTTTGACAGGTGAGCATACTGGCTCACTGAGATACGAGACATCGACTGGTCAAACTGGCTTGTTGTTTCGCCTGCATCCGTGCGGAGATAGGCTTCGATAATGTCGAAGATCTTGCCGTCCAGCGCATAGCGTGACGTGCCGGGAGTCAAAGTTTGCGTACCTTCCTTGACAGTCCACAGATTAAGACCACGGTTTTGCCACTCAAGCATAAGCAGATCAATGCTTCTGCGAGCGGTGCGATAGTCATACCCACTACGAAGCTCCAAACCGGCACGCTCGAACGCCTCCTCAATAGAGTCGCTAAGGTCGAGATTGAATGCAAATGTGCCGCTCGTCGCCATCAGGGTCTCCTAGCCTTTTTCTTTTTGCTCATGCCAGCTTCTGACAAGGCAATTGCAATGGCCTGCTTGGGGTTCTTTACTTTCTTCTTAGAGCCACCAGACTTAAGCTTGCCCTGCTTAAATTCTTTCATCACCTTTTTAACCTTGGCTTTTTTGCCGCGCTTGGTACTAGGTGCATTCTTTATCTGCTTGCCTGTCTGCGCTCTGCTAATCGCCATGATTACTTGCGCCGTGACTTGGCACCCACACACTTCCAACGTTTACGTGACAAATTGTTAGGAGTGTTGGGGTCGTTCTGCTTTTTCTTTGGCAGACGCTTCTTAATTCCTAGCGATCTAGCGCAGTAGCTGTCGCCTTTGCTGGTACCCGGCTTTACTCTGGGGCCACCACCTTTGGCTTTGCCAGCCTGACCATAGCTAACCTTCTTGCCCGACGCGGTTACTTTAACCTTCGCCTTTCCTTTTGCAGGTTTTCTACTGGCCATTATCTGTGCCTCGCTGTCTTCTTGGCTACCTTCTTCGGCTGTTTAGAAAACTGTTTACCCTTCTTGGTGTCCGCTCTCTTCTTCCGACTGGTCGCCGCATATTCCTTGGCACTTAACGCCTTAATTGCTTTCTCAGGAAGATATCGCTCACCCGTGGCTTTCTTGCCTTGAGTGGAGGGCTTACCTGATTTGGTACGCCACTTCTGTTTAGTCCAATTCTTAAGGGACTTCTGAGACTTCTTAAGGGCCATTAGTCCTTATAGCCTCCGCCAGATGCTTTGTACTTTTTGGCCAGCATCTGCGCTTTACGCGCAGACCACTGACCGGGTTTGCCGCCCTTACCGCCAGCCTTGATTTGGTTAAACAATCGTTTACGCAGGGTGGGCTTCGTATAGTTGCCCGCCTTGTTGACTGTTGACTTTTTCTTAGCTGGTTTCTTGGCTTTAGTCATAGTTTTTCTTCACCTTCATGACTACGTTGTACACATCGCCAGACGTAGCACTTGTCGTAGAAAACAGAATGTCACCTGTCTTTCCTGAACCCGCATTATTAGGGATGCCAGTAAAGTCAGTGAAGTCCATTTTCCTAGCGTCGTCAGCCCGCAGTTCCCATGCAAGAACGTTGGTTGAGGCATCAAAGAAGATCTTAACACCCATGCCGACAGTCGAGTACCAGATACACTGGATGGTTACGCTGGTGCATGACTTCCCTGTCATAGGATCAGGGTTAAGGCCAGACACGTCAATTTTGTTGACCGTTGTCTCTCCTGTGCCGTCAGACACATTGGTGAAGCGGAAGATGGCTGTCTTGCCATCCTCCTGTATGGTTTGCGTAGCTACTGCATCAGCCATGAGCTATCTCCTATTAAGAATCAGCGAATGGAGTTGCCAGCGTTCCAGATCCTAACAGAGTGCCTGTAACAAGATACTCGTCTGCGGCAATAGCAGTAACCTCTACATACGAACCAGCGATTCCACCTGTGGTAGTGCCGTTCATTGAGATAACGTCATTGGATGCCGCTGGAGCAAAGCCGCGAGACTGTGATGTTGCCGCCGCCGCAAGAACGAGGTTGCCGACAAACTTGTCAGTGCCGTCAGTCTTGATGTCTAGGTCAGACGCTGTAGTACCAATAAAGAACGTGTACTTAGCGCCGATGGTGTCTGTGCTGGCAGAAGGCAGTGTTACTGCGCCATCTGCGTCATTGACTTCGATGATGCGACCTACGTGGTCAGCATACGTAAGAGTTGTTTCCGCAGTAATGTTTACTACGGCTGTAGAGCCAACAGCTGTAAAGCCGCGCTCGGACCTTACTGGTCCTGAAAAAGTTGTTTGTCCCATGTCAATCTCCTGTCGTGGGTTGTCAGTTAAAAACTGTCAGGAAAAAATAAGGGGGCCAAAGCCCCCTGATCTAGCATTAGGATGCGCCGGGCGATCCGTAAATGCCGAGTGGGTCAGATACACCGAAGCTGTAACGCTCTCTAGCTTTGTAGCGAACGTTGCCAGTGTCGAAGTCTCCATCCATTGAAGTCTCCAACGCAGTACGCTGGAAGTGCTTCATACCGTTTGGTACGTCGGTAATGATAAAGAACGCATTGCTATCAGTCAGATAGTGGTTGACTGAGTAACCTTCGGGGATTGCACCCATGTTACGAATTGCGTTGATATCATTGTCCGCAGTGCCAACACGCTGAGTAGTTTCGAGCAAACGATTTGCTGTAAACATCAGCGCAGGTGGAACAATCAAACTGCGAGGACGTGCCGCAATCAACAGACCACGCTCATCGGTGAACGCCGCGATTTCAATCACTGCATTTTCAAGCGAAGTTTCGTTGAGGTCAGCCGCCGTAACAGGTCGGTTGTTGTTTTTGCCACCACTTACGAGGGGGTGTCCATCACCGCCGGTTACACCATCACCAGAAGCGGTGAACAGGTTAACGCCATCTCCAGACTGGAAAGAGTTGGAGAAGCCATTGTTAAGCGGGAATGCCGACTTAACCTGCTTGGTATAAGCCATAGCGCGAGCAAGAGCCTTGGTATAACGAGCAGACAGTGAGTCATACAGGTTATCTTCCATTGCTTCCTCAGTGATTGAGAAGCCCATTGCGATGGTCTCGTGGTTGTAACGAGCAGTGAAAGCTTCCTGTGCTGAATCGTAGCTAATAGCCGATCCTTCAGCTTTTACAGGAGCCGCCGCGAAGCCCGAGAGCTTCACTTCTTCTTCGAACGAACGATCAGACGATTCCGTCTCATAGATCATTTCGTGCTCGTCTTCATACTTTTCGTACTCCAAACCGAAAAGAGCATTAAGCCCCGGCAGGAGTTCCTTTAGCATCTGTGCGCGTGAAATAGCCATTGCTTAGACCTCCTTAAACGCCGAGCTTGGTTTCGTAGGCGTGGCTAAGGGGCAACCAAGTCACAATGCAATCGGTGAACGCATCACCCACAGTGCTTGATGGACCGTCAACAAAGTCTACGATACGGAGTGGAAGGGTGTTGGTTGTCGCGGCACTGCTCGCATCAAGAGCGTTGCGGCTTCGACCAATGTTTGTTGATCCTGCTGTGCTGATCGCAGAGATGTTGTTACCAAGCGCAGTTTGCGCGATGTCACCGTCACCTTGCATCTGGAACAGAACTTTAGGATCGTCTACGACATACGCCATAATATCGTCCGCCGCAGTTGATGCGGGGTAGAACTGTGAGTATGTGGGTTGCTTAGTAGTTGGATCAGTGTAACTACAGCCGACAAAAATGCCGACAGTGCCAGCGACGACAGCAGTTGTAACTGCGGCCTTCTCGACAGTACCTGAACTAACTAACTTAACGAAATCACCATAAAAGATTGAGGTGGCATAAGCGTTAGCAATCTTAATATGGCGCACTTTCCCGGTGAAAGAGCCTGATGCACTTAGCGTGTCTACAGGTTCCGCCCCGGATGGGGTAGCTGATGTAGCCATTTGCAGTCTCCTTGAGAGTTAGAGCCACCCCTCCTTTAGGGGTTTAGCTCTTGCCAAATGTAGTTCTCGTACTTCGCTCAGGTTTCATGAGCGGCATACGAGGATCATTTTCACGCAAGAAGTTGTTGTCCACAGATTGCATCTGATTTTCGGCCATTTGCTGGAAGTATTGATCACGCTGTTCCATCTTCTCTTTCGGAGCACGACAGAGCAACAGACCGCCAACTTCAATGTTACCGGCAAAACGCGAGCCTACATCTGATTGCAATTGCAATTCAGGGTAGTCTTCCGCTTTAACGGGTTGCCATCCTTCACGCATCATCTTCGATACGTTCGTGTTGTCTGACTCACCAAGGACGCTAGTACGAATCCAACGGTGAACCCATCCATCACGATGATCCGGGTTGGGCAAGATTGAAGCTGGTATCCAGCTATCATTAGGACGAGACTCTTCTTCTCGCGTGGTTTTGGTTCTGGGGGTGCGCTCTTCTGCCATCACTTACGCTCCTTTATGAGTTGGTTGGCATATTGTTCGGGGGATAACCCAAGCCGCTTGGCGAGAGAGACCTGAGTGGACGTTAACTGCACTTTGCGCGATTTTGCTCCATTGCTTCGAGACGATGGAGCGACCACCGACGAGGGTCGCTGATTAGCAGTCGCAGTCGCGGTACGTCCATCATCCCGCTGATCCTGCCAATCATATTCTGGAAAGGATGAACGCATACGATTATCAATGTAATCGAAATACTCCTGAGAGTTTGTGTTCATTCCTCTTTGTACTGCTGAGGTATGAGCGCCATAAGCCAAGGCGGTCATCTCCTCATGCCCTTCTTTCATGAACCAGTCGTTTTTTTCCGCCCAGTCTTTCGCTTCGGCGCTTGGCTCTGGGATGGCTTGGCCTTGGCCTTGGGCTTGGGCTTGCTGGTTTTGGGCCGCGACTTGTTCTGCGGCTCTTCGGGCAATTTCTTGCTGATAGACTTGTTGCTCGTACTGGGTTCTTTGCTGAACTTGTTGACGATTTTGAGACTGATATCTCTCAGCCTCTGCAAACTCCGCTTGAGCGCGGTTAAGCCTCTCTTGAGAAGCGATGATTTCATCTGTGTTTCCCTCTTCATAAGCTTTGCGGTATGAGGCCCGCGCACTATCTAGTGCAATGGACGCTCGCTCTCTTACTTGCTCCACCAATGCGGCTTCGCCGCGTGAGATGAGAGACTCCATCTCTTGGTTTTTGTTGGCTACCTGCTGAGCATAACTAATCGCTTCTTCACGCAGTTTTTCTGCGGCTTCGCGCTGTCGTCGCTCTTCGTGGTAATCAAACTTAAGCTTGTTAAGACGCTTCTGAACTTTCTCAGAATACTGCCCAAGCTCCTCATCAGAGGACTCAGAATCTTCTGCCTTCTCCGCTTTCTTTGATTTTTGCGGACGCTGGTCCTCTTCAGGACGATCATCCAACACTTCGAATTCTACATCGGTCGCCTCTTCCTCCTTTGCCTTTTTATCAAAGGTGGTTTTAACGCCGAAGAACTTATCTTCCGCAGAAGTTTCTTCTACGAACAAATCGCTTTGGTCATCGCTCATGCTTTCACAATCCCCCTTGGATCTTCGACCACAGCTTCTACGCTGTCATCGTTGATTAATCGGAACTCCTTACCGTGAATCTTGAA